CAGGTCTCTCTCCTGTACTACTACACCTGGCGATGATTGATTAGCTGCCATGTTTATATACTCCTAGGTAATGATGTCAACATCGGTTGTCTAAGATTATTTATATTTTTCAATCTTCACATAAACTCCCACATATAGGATTTATCTCCGTATTCCGCAATCTCCCATCTCTCTCCTTGAGCATCTATAATATGATCATCCTCTAATCCATCCGACACAAATCCAAAAGGTGCCATGTCTTGTTCAATATTTTCTCTTTGATCATCATAGATGCGTTGCCTAACATCATTGTCATGCATCTCTTTAAAGTATTCTTGCATGGCCATCCATGAGAAAATAACCAAGCACATTGCTAGGTCATCGTTACATCCGTCTTCTGCGGCAAAAGATTGACCCTTGACAATAAAGGTAGTTAATTCTGAAATCGTATCATAATCTTTGATTATTAATTTATCTTCTTCCAATAATGCTTTAAGATTAGAACAACCAACTGCTTTGACAGCAGTACTCATCTTTACACCAAGTTGAGTTTTCTTACCTGAGAATCCCTGTCCTAATTGTTGACCTGCTCTTCCTCTCATTGCAACTTGTAGTAAGTTTTCATACTCAAGATCGAATTGAATAATATCCGCAACCTGTCCACCAATATCATTTACTTCACATAAGACATACGCATTATTATAATTCTTTGCTACATCAATAATAATATTAGGGAAGACAATAGGTTTGATATCATTATTTCTATACTTAGCAACCATTTCATATGGTATTGTTGTAGTATCCACAACACAGAACGCTGAGTAATCTTGACTTACACCACGAGCAACGTCAACAGTTACAATATAATTATGATCCTTTTCTACTTGTTTATATACTGAAAGACCTCTATTTTGTTGGATAGGATCTTCATAAGGCATAGTCCTTAACTTACTAGGACTAATCAATGTATCAACAGATCCTAGGAACTCACACTCAAACTCAACTTTAAACTGTTGCTCTGATGTGTTTGCAATAGTTTGTGCTTTCCAATTAGCATCTCTTCCTGGTACTTCAGACCAGTGAACCTCAGTTGGAATATATTCGTTTTTACCTCTCTCCGCATCATGCCAGAGTTTATAGAACATGTTCATCCCATGAGGTGTACTAATGATAATAACCTTGGTAGATTTACCAGATGAAATAGTAGGATATACAGAACTAAAGAACTGATCAGCGATATGATTAGGAACGAATGCGAACTCATCCAAAAATATAACGTTAAAGGACATACCCCTAACAGCACTAGATGAAGTAGAAGCAGCCATGATTTTACTTCCATTCTCCAGTTCCAGACTACCTCTGTTCCATTGAAGGATACCTTGTTGGAGCCACTTTGGGAGGTTTTCATATGACAGTTGTAATCTCTGCAGCATTTCACGGGAAGTTGCTGCTTTGTTTGCTAGGATTGCGACATTAACGTTTGCATTAAAAAGAACATACCAAAGAAGGTATGAAGTAACGATAGTCGATTTACCAGTTTGACGAGGTAACTTTGCTATATTAAATCTATTATCATGAAATTTCTCAACCATTTCTGCTTGAAAATCATACATGTCAAAAGGAATCAAACCCTTATCAAGAGAAACAATCTTGATATAAGTTTGAATAAAATATACTGGATCCTCAGAACATTTGATATACTCCTCAACTTGCTCAGGAGTAAATTCACTAGCAACGTTTGCTTTCTTTAGATTAGGATTACCAAGATATTGTTCTTGATTCGTACTCATTTACTCTGGTCTATATTCTTGAGATTTATATTGAGAATAATCTGGTGGGTTGATAGAAGGTTTCTGTTTGAAATATTTGTTTATAACATCAATCTGATCTTGATACTTAGCGATCATATTAATCTCTTCTTCAATTGCTTCCATAACATTTGAATGCTCACCAATACCAACAGGGTTAGTTAGATAAACTTCTACGTTTGCTTTATGTTTTGCAATGTCTCCTTGAGCATGTGCTAATAGTGCTTTAATTAATGTGTCTCTCATGATTCATATTCCTCAGTAGGTACAAGCCAGTCAGCATATAAACGTCTGCCTGTTTCACCATTCGAATCTATATATGTCTGATCAAGACTCGACCAATGTCCCAAACGAACGCCTAATTTCACGTAACTCCTCAAAATTCTTCTGTTTAGTGCCACCATCATATTCCCAAGCATAACCCTCCGTAATCATTTGTTCGTTTAGTGAAATAGTAGATTCGCCAACATAGAGCCACCCAAGAAGCCTACCATACTTCCCAGTGCCACCCACAAGTTCTGTTCTAATAGTGAGTTCATCATCACCTTTAATAGTCTCATTA